CAGTTGATGGGTACAGAAGTTGGTAGAAATGTTTTTGATACTAATTTCTGGGTTCATTCTATAGAAAACAAAATTGTTATGAATAAAGCAACACCAAACTTTGTCATAACTGACGTTCGATTCAAAAATGAAATTGAATGGATAACTTCTAAAAACGGAATTCTAATTGAAGTTCGCCGTGGTGTCACACCTCATTGGTATGATATTGCTATGAAGGCTAATCGAGGTGATTTTCGTGCTGAAAAGTGGATGAAAGAACATTCAGACATACACGAATCTGAATGGAGATGGATAGGTCACCACACAGATGAAACTATCTACAATGATGGCACACTGGAAGATTTGAAAAAAAATGTGATACAATGCTTGACCAAATATTACGGGTCGAGTATAATTGATGAACTTAATGAAGGAGTATTGTTATGAAACTTTCCACAAATACTATGAGTATTTTGAAAAACTTTGCCACGATTAATGAAGGTATCTTTGTTAAACCAGGTAATGTTATCGAAACTATCTCTAAGCAAAAAAACATTCTTGCAAAAGCAGAATTGACTGACACGTTCGATACTGAATTTGGTATTCACGACCTTAACAATTTCTTGGGTACACTCACTCTCGCACGTGATGCACAACCTGAAATTGAAATTGAAGAAAAGAATATTGTTATCAAAAGCCTTGGTGGTCGTTCTAGCACCAAGTATCGTAAAGCGGCTAAAGAAACTATTCTTGTTCCGCCTGATAAGACTATCTCCATGGACAATGCAGAGATTAAATTCTCACTTGACGCACAAGACCTTGAGTGGATTTCTAAAGTTGCATCAGCACTTGGCTCTCCAAACATTGCATTCGTTTCTGACGGTGAATCTTGTACAATCGAAACTTTTGATGCAAAAGATGATGCATCACATGTCAACTCAACAACATTAAACGTGACGGGTAACGGCACAAAGTATCGTATGGTCTTTGCAACTGAAAACCTACGTTTTGTTCCTGGTGCATATGAAGTTACTATTGCATCTAAAGGTATTGGTCATTTCAAGAACACAACTGTTCCTGTTGAATACTGGGTGACTACTGAAACTGGTTCTAAGTACGGAGAATAATTATGACTGCTGTGACTACACTCTACGGTTCTTTCGATGAGAACCAACTGAAATCTATTCGTGATGCACTATCTGAAATTTCAAATGAAATGTCGGTAATTGATTCACACAAAGAAGCTATCAAAGACGTTATCGATGCGCTCTATGATAACTTTAAAATTCCAAAAAAGGTTCTTCGCCGCATGGCAAAGACACATCACAAACAATCTTTCCAAGAAGAAGTAACAGAAGATAATGAGTTTGAAGCACTCTACATCGGAATGACTGAAACAAAATGAACCCAACAAGCCGTAGAAGTTTCGCAAAAAGTCTAGGGCTGGTTGGTTTACTCGCAGTTGGTGTTGAAGGTTATAAACAAGTCAAAGAACGTATTGTTTATAAGCAAGATGAACTCCCAACTGCTGAGTTGGAAAAACAACTTGAAGGTAAACCTGTGTTGCAGTTGACAGCAACATACGGTGAAGAATTACCACCTGCAAAAGTATATGGTACAAATAGCATGTACATTGTGGGGTATGGACCAAATTACAAACCTGGAACAGAGAAGCACATCTCTGTGAACATTGTACCAGGTCCTGATGGTAAACTATACGTCAAAGAGAATGACACTTGGCGTAAGATGTGATATAATTATTTTTTTATGATGGAGTATGTGAATGGAAAGCAACCAAATGCTATGGGTGGAAAAGTATCGTCCTCACAAAATTGAGGATTGTATTCTTCCGGAGTCTATCAAAACAACCTTTCAGGAATATGTCAACAGAAAAGAAATCCCAAATTTGCTACTTGCTGGATCCGCAGGGGTCGGCAAAACAACGATTGCAAAGGCATTATGCGAGGAAGTCGGGTGTGATTACATCGTCATCAACGGCTCGGACGAAAGCGGCATTGACACATTCCGCAACAAAATCAAGAACTACGCATCATCAATGAGTCTTTCTGGTGGCCGTAAGGTCATCATTATTGATGAGGCAGACTACCTAAATCCAAATTCTACCCAGCCTGCACTTCGTGGTGCAATGGAAGAATTTGCTATGAACTGTTCTTTCATCTTTACTTGTAACTTCAAGAATCGTATCATCGATCCACTACACTCTCGTTGTTCTGTGGTTGAATTTAAGATTCAGAATGGTCAAAAAGCAAAGATGGCCGCACAATTCTTCAAGCGTGTAGAATGGATTCTTGAACAAGAAAACATTGCTTATGACAAGCAAGTTGTTGCGGCAGTAATCACTAAACACTTCCCAGATAACCGCCGTGTTCTGAATGAACTGCAACGTTATTCTGTTGGTGGAACTATCGACAAGGGTATCCTTGCGGCTGTATCCGACCTTCAAATTTCAGACTTGATTAAGGCTGTAAAAGAGAAAGACTTTGGTCTGGCTCGTAAATGGGTTATCAACAACATCGATTCCGATTCTGCTTCCATCTTCAGGAAGATTTATGAATCTCTGTACGATGTTATGACACCAGATAGTATTCCACAGGCGGTATTGCATCTTGCCAAATATCAGTATCAGTCTGCATTCGTTGCGGACCAAGAGATTAATCTGATGGCGTTCTTGACAGAATTGATGGCCGATTGTTCTTTTAAGTGAGAATTATATGGGTCCATTTGATTTCGTTGAAGTTGTATTAAGCAAAAGAAACAAGTTTTCTGATGAAGAATTAGACTTCAAATCCTACAAGCCTTTTCTTATTAATCGTTCACTCTCATATCAACTCGATTGCATTTTATATGTGAATGAGTTGAATATGAATCATCATCTACCAGAAACTTTACAATTCCAATATCTTCTAAATACAATTAGACCTATGAAACGTAAGTTTCACGCTTGGCAAAAACAGGCGGCGGTTAAGGATTTAGAATGTGTTAAAGAATACTTTGGTTACTCGAATGAAAAAGCCAAAGAAGCATTACGTATTCTATCGGATGAACAAATCGCTTTGATAAAAGAAAAACTAGATAAAGGCGGAGTGAAAAAATAATGATTAAAATAGAAGATATGGTAGAGGTTACACTAGGTGAAAAAGATGATTTCCTGAAAGTTCGGGAAACTCTTACACGCATCGGTGTTGCATCAAAAAAAGAAAAAATACTTTATCAATCTTGTCACATTCTACATAAGCAAGCTAAGTATTACATCGTACATTTCAAAGAACTGTTTTCTTTGGATGGCAAACCGACGGATTTGACCGAGAATGATATTGCTCGGAGAAACACGGTAGCCAACCTATTGGAAGATTGGGAACTTATTAAGATTGTCAAAAAAGACCAGACTGCGGAACCAACAGTGTCACTATCTCAGGTTAAGATTCTGTCTCACAAAGAGAAGAACGATTGGCAACTTGTACCCAAGTATAATATTGGTAGCAAAAAACCACAATCCGTGGATAAATAAAAGTATCTCACTCGGGATGGGAACTACCATGCCGCTGAAGGGTAGTAAAATGTCCAGCGGTGCCAATTGAAGTCTACTGCAATTGCGCTCCCTACTAGCTAGGTGATTTCAAGCAGTGTGCGAAGGGTTTGCCCACCTTAGGGCCGTTTGATGCTACGGTTTAAGGCGTCCGTGTAATTACACCTCCGACACGATAGTTCGGACCAGTATAAGGTAAGCTGGATGATATGCCTTCGGGGTATCAATTTTAATTAACTCGCTTTTAGGAGAAAACTATGACACATCTGTCTCTGCCATACGGCAAAACTTTGCTTCCTTCCACAGTTGGTTTCGACCGACTACTAAGCACTTTCGAGGAATTCGACAATCTTCTCGGACAAGGTGCTAAGGTTCAAAGCTATCCACCATACAACATTCTTAAAGAAGATGACGAAAATTACACGATTGAAATTGCCGTTTCTGGCTTCAAGCGTGATGAAATCGAAATCACTTCGGAAGGTGGAAAACTTTACGTGAATGGAGCTATCAAGACCGCAAGAACCTCTGATAAGTATCTACACCGTGGTATCGGTACAAGGGATTTTTCCCACAAATTTGTACTCTCCGACACCGTTGTTGTTAAGGATGCTGATATCGTTGACGGTTTATTGGTCATCAATCTGGTAAACATCATTCCAGAAGAAAAGAAACCACGAAAAATCGAGATTGGTTGTAGCAAAAATACAACAGAAGCCTTGACAAAGTAACGTGAGTCTGTTAGAATCCTTGTAAGTAACTCGGATTCTAACATGGAAATCTTCTTATCCTCATATAGTCTTTTTGTTTTAGGTGCATTCCTAGGCGCACTATTGGGTCGGACATTTACTTTTGGAATCCTTGCCGTTTGTTTTTTGATTATGTTGATTAGATTATGAAAATGCATAACCCCATTAAAATGCGTAATAGGATTTCCCAAGCGGAAGTGTATTACACCTATCCACATTGGCCATCTAAAGACATAGATGGTGTTGAATTTTTGCCGGTTGTAAAACAAGTACCCTCACAAACAAACACACAAACCATTCACTATATGCGTAAAGATTCCTTGGAAAAGATAAAAGCATAATGAATAAAAATTCACTTGACATTGCAATGGTTTTGTGTTATAATTTGGCTGTGCTTTCGGGTACCGCTTGTTTGGTCCAATTTTATGATTGGTCGCCTTGGTGGTTTTTGTTGGCGGCCGGTTGTTTGTTAAGTATTAAAACGAAGGAAGATTAAAATGAAAGTTGCTCTTTGTTCTGATGTTCACCTGGAATTCGGTACGATTTCCTTGGAGAACACCGAAGGTGCTGATGTGTTGATTCTCTCTGGTGACATTTGTGTTGCCAAGGAAGTCTTTGCCCGTGATACTTATAACCTCCGAGGTGAGCATGATAAGTCTAATAAAATTCATACATTCTTCCAAGAATGCTCTGCTAGATTTCCTCATGTTATTTACATTCTCGGAAACCATGAACATTATCACGGTGATTTTGCTAAGTCTCTTACAAATCTCCGTACTAACCTTGGTTATCTGGTCAATCTTCACATTCTAGAAAAAGAATGTGTTGATGTTAATGGTACAATGTTTTTTGGTGCTTCTCTTTGGACTGATATGAACAAAGAAGACCCAAACACCTTGTACGGTATCAAAGGTTACATGAACGATTATCGTATCATTGAAGATAGTGATGAAGTCGTTCACTACAAAGTACCTGTGTATGGTGCCAAAGAAGATGGAAGCACGGACTACAATAACATTGTAAGTCAAGAGTTTCATACACGTACAGGTAAGTTTTCTCCAGAAAAATCTGTGCGTGAACATAAGGCTACGCTGAAAGCATTGAACGAGGCGATTGTTGCACAACCACTTAAACACTGGATTGTTGTCGGTCATCACGCTCCTTGTAAGCAATCCACAAAGCCACAGTATGAAAAAGATGTTATGGTGAACGGTGCTTACAGTTCCGATTTGTCTGAATTCATTTTGGATCATCCACAAATTAAACTGTGGACACATGGACATACACACCATAACTTTGATTATATGATTGGCTCAACACGTATTGTTGCTAACCCACGTGGTTACATCAACTACGAAGAACAAGCTGATAATTTCCAACTCCAATTTATTGAGGTTTGATATGTCGAAGGATGTTATTCTCAATTATCTTGAGTTTGAAATCCTTTGGCATACCGACATTATGAATTCATCTTATAGTTTGGAGGATCGCAAATGGAAACAAGGTCAAATTGATTTGTTGAAACGTATGTTGGACGAAGTGTTGGGTGTTAAACGTGAAAATTTACTTACTAAGTTATTAAAGGACTTTGACTATGCCGTTATTTGAGATTGATGTGTTGACAACTTTCCGTAGTAAGTATGTAATTGAGGCCGAAAGCCTTGAACATGCTTATGATGAACTTGTGATGACTGAACATAATCGTGAATTTGATGAAGTAACTCAAAAGTTCCTCGGTGAGCAAATCATCGAGGGTCGTAGGACTACAAAAGAAGGTGTTACTGAAATGATGAATCGATTGAAAGATGATAAGTATGAACTAAGTTCTTACTGGATGGATGTTGATAAACTCATTCATAAGATTGATTACACTAAATAAAAACTCCGGCGTTCGTATAATGGATAATACAGGGGTCTTCTAAGCCCCGAATATGGGTTCGATTCCTGTACGCCGGACCAAATAATAAAGGATTAATATGAAAGAACAAAATTCTCTTACGTTAAAAAATCTTGAGAGTGCATTGGCTGGTGAGTCGATGGCACACATCAAGTACCGCTATTTTGCAAAGTTGGCACGTGCTGAAGGTTTTGAGGAAGTTGCTCAACATTTTGAGCATACTGCGGATCAAGAAATTAAACATGCATGGGGTCATTTAGAATTGTTGGTAGGTAAACCAACTACTAAAGAATGCTTAGAACTTGCCATTGAAGGTGAGACATATGAATTCACTGAAATGTATCCACAGTTTGAACGTGTGGCTAAAGCGGAACAAAACATTGAAGCTGTAAAAGAATTCAATGAGCAAGGCCGTGAATCCAATGAACACGCACAGGCATTAAAAGTGATTCTAGAAAAAGCTGAAAAGCGTTTCACTGCTTTGAAGAAAGTTGAACAACGTCACGCAGAAGCGTACAAACAAGTATTGGAGACACTATGAGTCCGGATCATGTATGTGTAGTTTGTGGACATGTCCACGATGAGGAACTAGAAGGCGCATGGAATACTTTGCCTGATGACTTTCTATGTCCAGAGTGTGGTGTTGGTAAAGACGAATACGAAACGCTATGATTGATTGCATGGTAATTGGTGACAGCATTGCGGTTGGTACCTCTATGTACCGAAAAGAATGTGTGTCATACTCTAAGAGTGGCTGGAATAGTTGGGCTTGGAATAAAGACTATCTTTCCTCTGCCACTACAAAATCCTATGAAACGATTGTTATCAGTCTTGGTGCAAACGACCATAAAGGTATAAAAACGGAACAAGAACTACGAAAGATGCGTGAAGCTATTAAAGGTAAACGTGTCTTTTGGATTGATCCAGGAAAAGACCGTAAGCCTATTCCGCATGGAGTTATAATGACTCTCGCAAAAGAATATGGTGACGTTGTACTTCCTAGACCTGCTGATAATATGAGTGCCGATGGTGTTCATCCAACAGGCAAGGGTTATAAGATTCTGGCTGAACAAACTAAATGAAACAAAAATTTATTGAAGCATATATGAAGACCGCAGAAACATTTGCGGGGCTATCATCTGCTGTGCGACTTCATGTTGGTGCGATTGTTGTAAAAGATGACCGCATCATTTCTATTGGTTACAATGGAATGCCATCAGGTTGGGATAATACCTGTGAAGACAAAATTTATTGTGATGATGGTGATTGCTCCGAACAATTGCTTCCAAAGGAAGCAAACCAATGGATGAAGTATAAACTTGTAAGTAAACCTGAGGTACTACATGCTGAAACTAATGCAATCGCTAAGTTGGCGAAATCGACTGAAAGTGGTGATGGTGCTACACTATTTGTTACTCATGCTCCTTGTTTGGACTGCGCCAAGTTGGTTTACCAGTCTGGTATTAATAGCGTGTTTTATCGCAATAGTTACCGTTCTGATGACGGAATCAAATTCTTAGAGAAGGCTGGGGTTCAAGTAACTCAAGTTTAATTTCATATTATGAAATTTTCCAGTAGCTAAATATGGATAGAAACTGGAGCCAAAATGCAAGTCAAGGTCATAAATTGTCCAGACAAAGATTTCAAACCTTTCGTGAAAAGGGCAGTAGAGTTTTACGCTCAAAATCTTATGCGTTCTAAAAGGCTCAGAGATAACATTTATCTCACAGTAAAATTTAATGACAAGTTAACGGTTTGGGCACTTGCATCAATAGAAGAATATAATGCATCAAACAAGGCAAGAGAGTTTTTAATTGAGATACATCCTTGGCTTGGCGCCGCAGAGATATTAAAAACACTTGCACATGAAATGGTGCATATAAAACAGTTCGCTAATGGTGAAACCAATGAAACACTTTCAAAGTGGAAAGGCGTTTCGATTGATCCAGATTCGATTGATTACTATCACCATCCTTGGGAACTAGAAGCATACAGCCTTGAAACTGGACTCTGGACAAAATTTGCTATCAAAGAAGAACTTTGGAATGTTTTTGAGGGTGTTTCCAATCCTGATGCACCTATCAAAAGAGAAGATATAAAATGGAAATATTTGAACGATGAAGACTGCACTACTACTAACAGGTAACCCCCGATTCTCAGCAGACTTTGATTCCCAATTACAAAATCTAACCAAATCGGCAATCGATGTATACATCGTTTTTTGGCGTAGAGAATTTGGATGGGACCCAAAACTCTCCGAGAATTGGTGTGATTTAAAATCTGCCGGTCAAGTCAGAGACAAACTCCAAGCACATCTACCACCTTGGTACAAAATCAAATTCATTGAGGTTCTTGATCCTTCTGCATTAGGAGAAATACCTAAAGAGTATGAACCATATAACAGTACACCAACAAACGTTTGGCAACAATACAAGTGCCTTCAGTATTGTGATATGTGGCGTAGGGAACTTGACTCATACGATTTGGTGATTCGTTCACGCACAGATTTAGGTTTATCTGAGCCGATTGATTTAAAGTTGGCTTATGAATGCCTATCGAAATCGCCAAACACAATCTACATTCCAAACAATCAACGTTATGGTTATGAACCAAACTTCAATGACCAATTTGCCATTGGACTTCCACATGCAATGTCAATTTATGCCGATGCAGTGGATAATTTTGATAGGTTCTACAATGAAGGTATCAAATACAATCCAGAACATCTGGTACAAACACAACTTCAACGACATACAATTACATGGCCACCAACAACGTTTGAAATTCTCCGTGACCCACAACATTGGGTACCTATCGAACATGGTAAGTGGAAAGAAATTTAAAAATATTTTTAAAAATGTGTTGCCAAAACAAAAAAAAGCCTATATACTAGCACTATGATTAAAATACCTTCAACCCTCTCGAAATCTTGCTTGACAGCAGAGTATCGCACACCGTTTATTGGTAGCGATAATCAGTCATGGGCGCACGTAGGGGGTAGTGGAACACGGTAAATCTATAAAAGTAAACCAAAGTTTCACAACCCTCAGACCTAAAAAATCTGAGGGTTTTTGTTTGGAGATGTTGTAATCTTACAACAACATGTATTGACAAAGTTTAAAAAACCTGTACAATACGTATCTTCAGTTCTTTAAAAAGTTAAGTGTAATTTGATCCCGAGTAGTGTAGTGGTAACACACCAGACTTTGACTCTGTTATTGTAGGTTCGATTCCTACCTCGGGTGCCATATTAAAACATACTAACGGGGTAACCTAGTCGTAGCGGCGTCAACTCAGAGTAAGCAAGCGACAAGATTCTTGAAAAGTAGGTGGTATAACGGGGTCTAGTATGTTTTAATATGGTTATGAAAAAATCTTTAACAACGTTTTTATTTTGTTTACCAATTGTCACTTGTGCCTGTCAGGGATATGTGATAGGATACAAAGGTATCAATGACGTATTTGATTCGAAAGCATTCAATGAATATGCTAATCGAATTAGTTATTGTAATCGTTCCTATAGTTGGTATCAGATTAATGAATCTGTGAAGCTAATCAATTCACTGAATGTACCATATCATCTTTATGGTTTCAGTAAAGGTGCGGCTACAGTTTCAAAAATTCTGAAAACAGAAAAGGTTAAGAAACCAGAATTTATTATAACGATTGGTGCATACAAAACAACTGATGTTAATTTCAATCGTTATAATGTAAAGTATATAAACTATTTTGACCACTCAGGTATTGGTCAAAGTAGTGATGGAATATTTCTTAATGTGCCTCATATAGAGATGCAAAAAGAAGTAAACAAAATTTTTAAGTATTAATGGAAACGTGGCAGAGTCCGGTTTATTGCTACAGTCTTGAAAACTGTCGATTC